TCAAGGTCAGACAAAGAGATCATAGCAGACCTCCTGACACCCCCTACGACCACAACTTCAGCAATTTTACACATTAAGTCATGGCACTCTAGTGTGTTTAGCTTACGTCCAGCAGCAGTAGTAAACTTACGAACAACAAACTCAAACAGTTCTTGTAGAGGACCAGGACCACTAGCTCTACCACCGAATGTCTTTAACCTAGCACCTGCTGGTCTGATCTTATCCAGATTCCATTTAGGTATCTCACCAGAGTACAGTAGAGCAATGATCTGACGTAATGCCTTAGCCCAACCCTCTTTGCTGTCAGACACAACAACAGTGGTATCAGAGTCAAACATCTTCTCTGGTACTTCTGGTAGCTTGTTGACATACTTCTGTTCAACGCTGAAGCCTACACCAGTACCACACAATAGAATGTACATTGCTTCATCGAAGGCTTTAGGATCATCTACCGCAAGATAACTACAGTTATAACCTGCTGTATTGTCTCTCTCTAACGCTTTACCAGCAGTCATTATAGACCGCATAGATGGTACTACCTCTAGGTTCTTGATCGCCTCACGAAGCTCTGAGTCAGTCTCCACAGGTATCTTGTAGCCATGTTTAGCTTGTAGATGATTAGACATAAAGTCCATGTATCTATCTACAGTTTCATACCAATCCTCTCTCCGATTGTCAGAGTCTAAGAATCGAGAGTATCGAGACTTTGCAATATATTGCTGGTAAAAGTCCATCATTCTATTTCCTTTATTAGTTGTTCATAGTTATCTTCAATTACATCTTCAAACCTGTTGAGGATATCAGCAGAAGTCAAGTCTAGCAGTTCGAGTATAACAGTCTCATCAAACTGCATCAACTTTTCTTTTAACTCATCAATCGTTAAGTTCATCTGGTTTAGCCTCATTCTCCATTTCTAATAATATCAGAGCTATGTATCCATTGATGTCAATATAACTATCTTTATAATAGTAATCACCGTTTAGAATCCTAGCTAACTTATTTGCAATCATATCCAAACTTTCTCTCATATAGACAGGCATAAACTTATAGTTCGGGGAATCCCTAATTATCTTTTTAAGTGATTGACTGATATGACTCACCATTGTGTATTTACCATATGTTGCTGCTCTATCATCTAATATATTATTTACTTCATTCATAATCCACACATCCCTTCACATTCGTTATCAAAAAGATCCATCTGACTGTCTGCTAATTTAGGCTTAAATTCTACTTGATCTAGTGGAGTACAAGACCTATGTAAGAACGTTTGACCTTTTATTTTAGAATTTCCGTTTACTCGTAAAGACCTATCAAAGTTTATTGCTTGTTCAAACTCTTTAGGAAATCTATCTCTAGTGTCAATCCAATGATCGTCACTCTTATAAGGACAAAAGAAACAAGCAGACTTCTCAGGTAATGGATAGTTATTGTCTTTAAACCACTGTAAGCATTGATTTCTACTGATGTTTAATTCAATAAGAGGATGTCTATTCTCAATGTATTTATCTCTTGACGGTTTCATTCTTTGAATTTCGTCAGTAGATATTCCTATCCATTGTTCAACATATTTTCCTTTAGGAAATCTTTTACCGAATTCAACACCACAAAGCTCTCTAACTTTTCTCCTTACTGGTTGTATTTTATATTCGTTAGTACACTGCCTCCTTAACATTCCTTTACTACCGTCAGAATTTTTTACAAAGAATGGAGCAGATGCAGAGCGTACTTTAGGGTTTAAGGTATCTTCTGTTAAGTTTCCTTTCTGTACTACATAAATAGGAAAAGGTAACTCTGATTTTAAAAACTCTAAATAAGAATAGATAGAATCAGGTTCTGCTCCTGTATCAGCAAACACAGCACAGTCAGGCATTGGTAGATCACCTTTAGCAGCCATTAAAGCCATAGCTGAGCTTTGAACCCCTACACCTAAACTAATTACAGTTAGTATTTTTTCTCTATCCTCCATATTGTTTCCTTAAGTAAGTGATTGATACAGGCATCTCATCGAAGCTACCGTTATCTACTTCATTCAGCATCCATATACCAGACCAGCTACCATTAGTCTGTGCAGACAGATAGTCCTCACTGTGCTGATAGAAGATACCAGCAAAGATACCAGTGATACCTTTACCGTCAGCTTTACGACTGAATGATATAGCTCTATCTTGAACATGCCCCATGATACAAGACATGTGTTTCTTCTGTAACAGTAAACCAGGATTAGTTACTGGTCTACCCATAACACCAGAAGTAAAGTAGTGACTATATGCTATACCGTTGATAATAGGAACTTCAAGAAAGTCATGTACCTCCCAACCATACTTCTTTAAGTTAAAGTCAGAGTAACCTATCAATCCTTCTAGCTTTCTATCAGACTCGATAGCTCTCTCTATCCGTTGCTCGTGATTGCCAATAAGAAATATCTTCTTAGGCTTCCAGACCTTACGCTTACCAATCCTAGCTTTCTTCTGCTCCTCAATGATAGGTTTCATAAAGATATCCATAGCTTTGTTACCAGCCTTGATATCTTCATTATAAGTTCTGCCTTCAAAGGCTTTCTTACCTACGTCATAGATAGACAAACTAGGCATGTCCCAGTGATCGCCTAGATGGACAATAACATCAGGTTTTGTTTTAGCTGCATATTTACCTGCCCATTCTAAATGTTCAAAGCTGTTACCTGGTTTGCACTGTGTATCAGGAATTACCAAATGTCTCATCTGATTCCTTTAGTAAGTTTACAAAATACTCTGCGTCTATTACTGCCAATGGTTTAGAGTGATTCTGTTTAATTATAACTACTGGTTGTCTATCATCTGGACAGTTATCTTTAGCCTGTGCATAGAAGTTGTAGACTGCAATACTGTCTCTGGATTTACATTCAATCGATATACCTAATCGATCACCAGCAGCTTTAGAAAACAAAATATCTTCACCACCTGCTCCCATACTGGTTGATCTTACATCGTCCTTGGAAAAGGAAAATCGGTCGATGAGTTGATCTCTGAACCATTGCTGGAGCTTCCTGCCTTTTGCTTTTGCACTTTGGGTTTTGATGTCTTTCTCCCTATCTGTAAAAACTTATCTAACGTTACTCTCTTTATGCTTTTAACCCAACTCTTAGGAATATGTATTCTTGAGTTAGATTGCTCGTAGCTAAGAGCAGCAGCTAAGCAGATCGCATCTTCAGTCTCATCTACAATAAAGCCAATACTGAGACAAGGATGTACATCTACCTTCACATCTGTTTCCCAACCAGAGTCAGACAAAGCATCTACCCACTGGACGTATCCGATTGTGAAGTGTTTGGCGATGTCCATAGTTGATTCTCTTTTCTTCTTATCCATAAAAGCCTAGCTCTTTCGGTTAGTGTTTCGATATCATTATCATACTTTTCTAGTACAGCATCAAACAGATCCTGCTCAGTCTGACAATCCTTCAGTATCTTCTTAGCTTTCACTGGACCGATACCTTTTAGACCTGGGATATTATCTACCCTGTCACCTGTTAGAATCTGAATGTAAAAATTCTTTATCGCCTCCTGCTCAGTAACGTAATATAAATCTTGCTTGACGAAGTTGTAGTGCCACCCTCTAATCATATCCAAGTCTTTGTCAATCGTCATAACACAACTGGAATCCTCTGGTAGATCATACGCTTTGATTCCTATTGCATCATCAGCCTCTTGACCATCAATGACAGTGAAGCCCCATTTGTTTACAAGATACTCACGCAGAGAATGGAAGTGTACTGGTTTCCTAGCATCCTTCCTATTCTCTTTGTAAGTAGCAGTAATTTCTGATCTATAGTTTTTCTTCCCTGTTAGGTAGCCTTCATAAGATACAATACCATCAACCTTAATCAAACTATCTACAAAGTTCCCCATCCTAGAGAGTGCAAACTTTTCCTCATCTGGTTCATTTGTAGAGAATCCAATCCTATAGACCAGAATATCTCCGTCAATGAGTGCCTTAGCATTGTTCATTGACTTAGACAAATTACAAGGGTTGCTCTGCTGCTGAACCACCCTCAACGTATTCAATCAAATCAGTAATAACCAATTTGTTGATACCCACACCTACACCAGTATCGCCATCCCAGTTCCAAGTGTAAGGTTTGATGGTTGCTATAGCTTTAGAACCATTACTTACTTTACACTCAACTGGTGAGCCATCCTCTAGCTCTGCTTTGATAGGATACTTACTAGACTTAGCAGTAATGTAAGCACCTTTCTCTGGTTTGTCATTCTTTACTTTGACACCAGAGTCTTTCAGAGCAGACACAGCCTGGTCAGATAGATTACATAAGTCAACTTGGTACTTCTTACTTTTCTTGTTTGGAGTATCCAAGAAAGCCCACATAACATCTGCTTTTACTACAACTGGTTTTAAATTAGACATAATTTTCCTTTTAGTGTGTTGATGCCCAGTTAGTACCTATTTTAAACTCACCGTCAAGGGGACATCGTAGCTTGAGAGCAAGTCCTGCATCCCGAATTGCCTGTACGCTTGCTTCACCTACAGATTCGGCATGTTCTTTCGTTGTCTCGATTTGCCACTCATCGTGAACATTAGCAACAAACGAGCCGAGTATTCTATCACACTTTAGCTTCTCTGTCAAGAGAATTAAAGACTTTTTCATAACTATTGCACCAGCACCCTGCAGTAATGTATTAAGTGCAGCATGTTGTGATCTGACAAGAAGATGTCTACCATCAAGACCAGGAAGCCAACCTTGTTCAGATACTTTGTCAACCTTAGAACGTAATGCTTTTAAGGCTGGTGTGTTAGACAAGAAGCTCTGTATTAACTGCCTGCCTTCTTTCTCACCACCACCCACAATAGAACCGATCTTAGCTGGTCCAGCACCGTATAGAAAAGCATAGATAAATGTCTTAGCCTGATCTCTGTTTGTAAGTCCAGCAGCCTTCATGTTCTTTGTATGGATATCACCTTCTAATATTTCTTTGGTGTACTCAGGGTCACGCATATAGTGTGCTAACATACGCAACTCAAGACCTGAAGCATCAGCCCCAACAAGCACATTACCGTCCTCTACCGTCCAGCATGATCTACATTCTTTACCGAAGGGACTACCTAAGTTAGGTACTTGTGCCATATTCGGTTTGCTGTGAGTCATTCTTCCAGTGATCGCTCCATTGGTGATGACCTTACCATGAACCCTGTCGGAGTGATCTGCATGGTCAACCCAGGACTCAACTTGAGCCACCCGTTTCTGAACGAGTAGGTATTCTGCAATGAGTTTAGATTCAGGTAAGTCAATAGCTTGTAATACTTTCTCATCAACGATCACCGATCCTTTCTCTGTGTGCTTAGTTGGTTTCCAGCCTAGAGCCATAAGACGTTCTGCTATTTGCTTACGACTACCAGGATTAAATACTTCTACTTTATCTTTGAGACGCTTACCAGTTTTCTCACTGATACGCTCAGTTACTATTGGTTTAAATATTTGTTGGAGCTTTTGTTCGATTTCATCAAGTCTCTTTCGCCATTCAGCCAAGAGGGACATGACTTGTTTAATGTCGAGCTTGAATCCATTTTCTTCTTGCTCTTTAATAATAATGGCAACCTGATGCTCAAGATCAACTGACTCACCCCAATCCAATAAATCTGTAGTAAGACGATGATATAATGCCTCAGTGACAAGTACATCTTGTTTACAGTAGTCAACCATCTCATCCGTTAAGCCTCCATCGAAGTCTGTAAACTCTTCTTTTTGATTGCCTAACCTTAGACCCCAAGCTCTTAGACTGTGACCGCCTTCCATGACTGGATTGAGTAGTCTTGACATGACCAACGTATCTTGTAACTGGTTCGTGTCTATATTCAAATTCCAATGCTTCTTTAGGACTGGAGCATCGAACCCGATCACGTTGTGTCCAATCAATATATCTGTGGGTTGTAGATACTCTTGTAACTTTCTTGCTTCTGTCCATACCTTAGTCTCCTTATCATCTAAGTCTTTGGTGACAGCACACCAGATTCTACTAGCAGTGCTATCGGTTTCTATATCAATAATTATCTTTCTCATGTTTGCAAATATAACCCTAAGTTACCGAGACAGAAACCAACAAAAGTAACTGCTAATGCTGACTGTCCCTGGATTAAAAGATCAACCGCTATGACCAAATATACCACAGCTATTGCTAATATCAACCAGCCTGACATATCGCTCTACCTATTAATTCTGGTATTTGAGGAACAACTGCATTACCTAGTTGCTTAACTCTGTCCACCCTACCGGAAAACCCATCAACCACTCTAGCCACTGTGGGTTCAACTTTCCAGTAGGCTTTGCTGAATCTTTTACGATAGCGCATAAATATCGTTTCTTCTTCATGTGTAGATGACTCTTGCTGCCAACTGGTCCACAGTCCTTGTACTCGCTCGCCCTTGGGGTAGGAAATGATCCAGACTCTATCCCTTCTGTGAGGAGCACCAACGGATGAAGCGGTGATACAATGCCATTCTGCATCATACCCGATCTCAGAGAGTGACCTGAGAACTTGGTCCAGTCCTCTAGATCGAAGGGCTGAGACGTTTTCAATGATTGCATATTTCGGTTTGATTTCTTTGATGAGCCTATGAAACTCCCACCAGAGTCCTGATCGTTCTCCTTCAAGCCCTGCTCCTTTTCCTGCAAGGCTGATATCCTGGCATGGGAATCCTCCACAAATAACGTCAACTGTTTCTTCAATGTCTTCTCCTTTAAGTGTTGTTACATCATCAAATATAGGTACATCTTTCCAATGCTTTCTTAAAACCTCCTGGCATTTCTTGTCTACCTCACAAAAGGCAACAGTTTTCATACCAGCACGTTCTAAACCTAAACTAAATCCACCGATACCGCTAAACAAATCAAGTACGTTCATAGCATCTCCTGTGTTCCGTAAGAGAATAATGTATTTTTCTTTATTAAGAAAGCCTTTTTTGATGAAGTATCTCCACGACCTGTAAACTCAACATGTGATAGTTTATTGTCAAATACACATCTAATGATATTTTTAGGAGTGATCCAAATAAACTTATTACCGTCATAGAATACCCACCATTTCGCTTCTGTTGTCATTAACGCAGATGGCTTACCGTTCATTTCAAATTCTACTACAATGTTTCCTGTTTTGTTGCTCATGGGATCATACTTAACTTCTACACCACAAGCTAACTCAGGAATCCAAATATCGTAACCTTTGTAAGCGTCAATCAAGCTAGCACTACGATATTTTTTCTTAAGCATCTGCAAAACAGAAAGTTCTATCTTAGAGCCTCTAGCTAAATCTGAATGAAAACTACTCATAGAGCGTTATCCTCCTCCTCATCTAAACGCTGACACATTCTACCATAATTTAGATCATAAAGCAAGCGTCCTGCTGGACCAACCTGACCAGAGTATCTATTCTTCAATACCCTAACCGTAGTTGTGTTTCGCTCAAGTGGATCAGGATGTTGACTAGAACGCTCCAAGCCGATCACAACATCGGAAAGTTGAGCGATAGAGCCAGATCCTCGTAGTGCTGAGATTGATACCTGCGCTCCATCCTCAAAACCCTTACCGTCTGGTCGTTTCAAGTGACTGACCAAGAAAAGCGATATTCCTGTCTCCTGAGTTAACATTCGGAGTTTTGTCATAATTTCGTCAATTGCTTTACGTTCATCGTTATTAGCTTGCGCTGAGACTACAATGGAAACGTGGTCGAGAAAAACGTACTTACAGTTAAGTGCTTTGGCAAAATATCTAACATTATTAACAATAGAATCAATGTCATTAGATCCAAAGTGATCGTAAAAGTAAATCCGATCATCCTTGAGCAAAGTGTTGTAAGCCTCTTCAAGCTCTTCATCAGTGACCTCCGTTCCTGGTATGTGTATTGGTTTGTTAAGTTCAAGTGACATGAGTGATCTAGCTGTACGATCTGTGCTTTCCTCAAGAAACATAATACCAAGGTTGTCGTTGGTTTGGTTGAAGATGCTATAAACTAGCTCTCTAACAAACTGTGACTTACCTAAGCCAGACCCAGCAGTAATTGTAACAAGTTCTGTATCTCTGATCCCAAGAGTCAAGTCATCGAGCTTACTGAAAGGGTAACGTACTTTAGCCTCCTCAGGACGCTTCAGAACCTCCTCACGCAACGATGAGCCACTGACAATACCAGCAGGTACATAACGCTCTGCTCGCCACCAGGAGTCCATAAACTCTTTCTCAGCGTCTCTCGACAGATAGTCACAAGCATCTTTATAGCCATGACTTGCTTTAAACACTTTGACTTTAGAACCTAGAACCTGAGTGATAGCCTCAACAGCAGATTGACCTTGCTCATCATTGTCCATAAAGACAACAACATTCTCAAAGCTGTCCAGATACTTGTAGTTAGCTCTGACATCAGCAGCAGCCGATGCAGCACCGTTACGGATAGACAAGACAGGGAACTTACTACCTAGCATCTGGTATGCAGCTAAAGCATCGAATTCTCCCTCAACAAGAGTGACATACTTACTTCCTTTGGCAAACATGTTCTGACCAAACAACTGAGCTTGCTTCCAGTCACCAGTTGTGCTGAATTGCTTATCGCCACAGTTTCGCCTTTTGTATGCCACAATTTTGCCATTAGTATCGGTATAAGGAAACCACCAGAACTGATTGTCATTGAGGACATTATAAGCCTCCATGGTAGCTCTGGTTATATTACGTTCAGATACTCCTTTGAAAACACCTTCCTCAGGGTGCTTGACAGGCTTTGTAAGCCCTTCAGATGGATTAGATGATACCAGGGTCATGTTTCTCCTTTGCGTTGAATGTAGAGCTTCCTGAGCAGCCTTAGTGACAGTATCACAGGAGTAGCACTTAGTACCCCAGTCGTAAACCGCCAAAGCATCAGACGATTTACAATCGGGACATGGTTGATGTGATTTTAATTGCGTTGCCATATTGACAAATCCTTATTTATGTGATATACTACTATATAGTTTTATTTAGATTATTATTAATAATATATTTAATTAATACTACTTAGTGTTGAATCGTCTCGTTCTTTAATCATCGAGAACATTACCATCATCACGAACTGTGGTGAGTAAGCATCCATTAGATCAAGGAATTCTGACATCACTGAGTAAAAGTGTGCTTCTTCTTCAGTGTCAGCAAAGAATTGTTGTTGACTGTCATCATAAAGTTCATCCATCTTTCTTGTCCTTTCGGAGTAGATTAATCATAGCGTACAAAAATGCTTCTGCTTCAGTCATAATAAATATAGTTCCTTTCAACATTTAATAATTCTGTAGCTTTAGATGCTGTTAATTTTGTTCCGTAAATTTCCTGATATTGTTTAGCAACTTTTTTCATATGTTTCCTTGCAGTCTGAGATAGTGGAGTATTCCTTCTGACATTATGGCGATTAAGTTTCGCTGTTGGTGCTTTTCTGTTTACTAAACTACGATAAGTCAGGTATTTTGATGCTAATTCAAATTGTTTATTTTCCATATGTTTTCCTTATTGGTCGTAGTAAATATCGTTAAGTCCGAAGTTCTTGTAATCATACTCGTCAAGCTGCTCAAACTCAAGCCCTGGTTTCTCATCAGTTACATGTTTTAGGTCAGCCCTATCCAACGTCAACGTAAGCTCTTCTGCTGGATCAAAGCAATTGTTACATAGCTCTAAGTATTCGTTGGTTTCAAATACTTTCCTGGTAGCCTCATAATCAGTCAAGATTTCATCACATGCTTTACATTTCATTTCATTCTCCTTAAAAAAATTTGTGTCTTAACGCTGACCATGAAAGAGGATACAGCATTTTACACTCGTTGTCAATCCCTAGAGCAACTTCTTTTGTCTCTTGTTGAGCATCATCGCTTATTCTCAGGTTACAAACCCTAGAGAAGGCATAGAGACTACCAGACCAGATCCATGTTGTCAACATTGATTGTGGCAGTAATGCTCTAGCTTGTTCCTCACAGATTCCCATATCAAGAGCTTGACGGTAATGATTGAGACAAGTCTTGTTCACTATGTCTAGTGATCGGTACATGTCTGGTTGGAAGTTAGACAATCGACCTGATCCCTGTTTCTTGTCCTCAGTGGCTTCTCTCCAGCCCTTGTCAGCACCCCAGAACTCAGGATCGTAGTTGACATATCTTCTACTGACTTCGTTCCATGACAAGCCCACCTGATGCTTCTGTAGCTGCCTAGCAGCAAAGATAGGTGCTGATATTCTGAACTGAACAAAGCAGTGTGCAAAGGGCGACCAGTGATTGTGTTCAGCCAGGTATTTAATCAGCTTGTAATCATTGTCATCTAGCTTCTCATGGTGCTTATCGAAACTGACTCTAGCTGCGTTAGCGACAGTTAAGTCATCACCCATATGGTTTAGTAGTTCAACTTTCATCATTAACTCCATAGAATTTATTGGAATCAGCAAAGCCTTTTAAATAATCAGAGATCATATCAATGCTGGTTAGTTTGTGTTCGATACCATTCTCAATCATTCTAGGATTCATCTCTCGATTCCAGAACGCATCGTCCTGACCACATTGGAACGGTGTTTGATCTTTAATCTTCATTCTTCAACCTCCTTAACATAAATATCATAAATACCCTGCCTGTAAGCTGCACCAAACTCTTGACTCTGGCGCAGGTCACAGACAACCTCATCTGCAATCTGCTCACTGTCAAAGTATTCGTATTCTGAATGGTCAACCATAACAACCCATTTACTCATGTTACCTCCTTTTATAGTCCATAAAGTCCTGCTACCAGGTAGTAGCATATCCAACAATAAACAATGAAACCTACCCAAAGAATTATATCCAATTTACCCATATCCACTCCAATCCTAAGTAAGCTGCAATCAGCAGCATTAAAATTAACAACCCAGTCATAAACATACTACAACCAAGAAACAAATACAACAGTAATTTACCAATTAATTTCATCATCTGAGATATTTCCCTGTACCTGTGTGATTAGGTTAGTGATCTTTACATTCGTAAACGTGCAGACAAACATCTCTTTATTCTTAAATGATTTAAGCATTGTCTGTATCGTGACTATTGCCTCAGTACCATTATCGACCATGCCTTTAAAGTCCTGGTTGTTTAGAGTCACTGGTGCAGGACTATTCCTTTTCACAACCAATTTGTAATCAGGATCTTCATACTGTTCATCTTTAATGAATTCAGACATGAGTAATATCTTTTTTGTTTCTTCAGGTAGATCATATAAGTCCACCTGGTATCTATGAGTTAATCGACATGGTTCATGTAACCACGCATACCTGAGCTTAGCCTTTGTTTTTATTTGAGATGGTATTTTCATTCTATTCTCCTCTGAGTGCTTTTAAAGTATCGATTAGTGCTGATCCTGCTATTGTTCCCATGCCAACTAAATAAACAACATAAACAAGTATCTCACCTAAAGCCATCTTAATCTCCTGGTTAATTAATATTTACTGCCTTACCACAGTTATTATTATACATAAATAAATTCTAAATGCAAGTATTTTTTATATATTTATTTGGACATAAAAACATTTAACTTATTCCATTTTTATTATCAGTGTAATTCCTGTGTAACATAAGTGGAGCCTTGTGTCAAGACAATCCCCTGGTTATTTTTTATTTATCAAATACTGCGTTAATTGTCAAGTGTTCTGGGTAATAAAGTTTCTCTATGAGGCTACTTAACAAACACACACCCTTCCATGAAATATAATACCCCCTGTGGATAACTTGTGAATAAATTGTGGATAACTTTTATGCACTATTATGGTGCAATGTAAATGCGAATCATTATCATTTACATAAGTTAATGAGAATCATTCTCACTTAGCAGGCTGTGGATAACCTGTGGATAAGTTGTGGATAACTTGCATAGGGGGGATAGGTAGCTGACTAAACTATTTCTTTTTAATACCCTAACACATACAAAAAAGGGTGAAATTAGACTAACCAGGCTAGACAATACTTGATATCAGAAGGATAAAATACCTGGAAAGTGTCCATTTAGAGCTATTTAGTGTTGCCTACTAAAAAATACTTGACAAAGTATCAAAAGTATGCTATAATACACCCCATTATGTAGACTAAGAGATACTATGATCGATAATTCTCGTCATTATACTTCTTACATTACATAGATTTATATAGAGGATAAACATTTGTCTGATAAAGATAGTGTCCCTAAGAAAAGAGGACGTGGTAGACCTCGTAAGAGTGAGGTTGAAGCCAAAAAGAAGAGAGGTGTTGTCGGTAGACCGCCAGGTGAAGCAGCTAGAATCAAAGAATTCCATGCTAGGCTGTTAGCTACCAGTGGTGAGACTGTCATAAATACAATTATTAAGAAAGCACTGGACGATGATGATAAGGACCAGGTAGCTTGTCTGAAAATGTGTTTAGACAGAGTGTTGCCTATGTCCTATTTTGAAAAGGACAAGGATGCTAGAAAAGGTAATGTATCTATTCAGATTTCAATGGTTGGGGATGCCAAAGCAATCGTGGATCAGACAGAAGAGGAAGAAGAAAATATACAAGATGTTGAATACGAGACTATAAATGTCGGATCTTAAGATCAAGTTGCTACCCTGGCAACAAGAGGTCTGGACTGACGAGTCAAGGTTCAAGGTCATAGCAGCAGGTAGACGTACAGGTAAGAGTAGATTAGCAGCATGGAGGTTGATTGTCTCTGCTCTTGAGGCTAAAAAGGGACATGTGTGGTATATAGCCCCTACGCAGCAACAGGCTAGGGACATTATGTGGCAACAGTTGCTGGAGTTAGCGCATCCAGTTATAACTAATAGTCATGTAAACAACATGCAGATCACACTGGTTAATGGATCTGTCATATCTTTAAAGGGTGCTGACAGACCTGAGACGATGCGAGGTGTAGCCTTAAAGTTTGTCGTACTTGATGAGTATGCAGATATTAAGCCTACAGTATTCGAGCAGATTT